ACCATCGCTTAAACGCGCAGGTATAGAGTCTGATACACCAGTTCCGGGGCCGTCTACTTCGCCAGCACCCGAAAATTCACTAGCAACTGTAATTACTTTATCTAAGATGTCCGATAGTCTTGGATCACCTTGTAATACACCTGCTAAATAATCTTGTTCATCTTCATTAAGTGACTCATCCATCACATATTCAATATAACTATCTTCCATTTTTTCATCTGGAAGTTGTGAAGCCATTGCTTCAGCCATTTCATCTTCTGGTATGTTTGAATAGGTATCTACTGGCACACCCTCTGGAGGCATCATCATTGAGCCACCTTCTTGAAAAACCCCACGGCCTTTTAATACATCTGCCTGAGTAACTTTTCCATCGCCTGTAAGATCTTCAAGTTTTTGTTTAGCCATCTTCTTTCCTCTCTAAAGCCTCATTTACTTGGGCTGGTAATGTTTCTAATCTAGCCAGAAAATTCATCTTCCCTTGGCTGCGGAACATTTCCTGTTCCGATGTTGCCACCACCAGTACCTGTAACTCCAAGGTCTTGAGGCTGTTCAGGTACTCCTGCATCGCCTCCCATTTGGCCTTGTCCTTGGTTAACGGAGCCAGCTTCCGGGCCAACATTTTGTCCAGCATTCTGCATTCCTATAATTTGTGCCATTATTGCGGCTTCTTCAGGGTCATTCATTAGCTCATCAGGATCTAAGTCTAAGCTATAGGCTAGTTCACTAATAAGTTTATTCATTTTAATAAACGGTGCTACAGCAGGATTAGCTGCGGTTTGAAGGAACATTGTAAGCCTTTGAGAGCGTACTTCCTTTTGCATCAAGCTATTAGTGCCTGTAGCTTTAACTTCTAAATCACCCTCTGTGCCTATCTTAGACTCTAGGAACTGCATGTTCCATTGAAAGTATGCTTCTCCTAAAGGCTTCAACAAGAAGTCATCAAGGTTTTTAATTACAGTCTTAATGTTTAGTGAGGCCGCACCAAGCAACATAGACATACCTGAAGCGGTACGTGTCATGCTTTGTACGCCTGTTTGACCATGACTGTAAGAAGGAATACCTGTCTGTTCATCTGCAAGCTGTCGAAACTTATCAAACATCTGCATGTTTTCTACAGTAGTATTAGGAAACTTCAAGCCGTTAATAGCTGTTCCCGGTACACCCGCTTGTCGCCTAAATACTTTGCCGGGGTAAATCTCCATGCTTTGACCACCTACAAGAGCAGTCTCATCTACATCAAAAACTACTGAGCCTGATAGCGCAAGATTATCAATAGCCATACGTGCATGACCATTCATAATCTTCTGCGAGTCATCCATGTTTTCAGCTACGCCAATACCAAAAAAACTGTATGGGTTCTTTTCATAGCTAAACGCATGATAAGGTATGCGGAAAGGTGTAAAAGGATTTACAACAGCCCTAAGCATTTTACCACCACACAACCAAGCATTTATCTGTACTTCATCTAGGTCATCAATGTCTTCATCAATTTCCATTCCTACTTGTCGGCAGTATTCAGCATCCATCACGCCCCAGTATTCAAGAACCTCAAACTGCTGTGAGCCATATTCATCATTACGGCTATCATCTTTTAGTTCTTGTTCGTAATCTTTCTCAACATAGTTAGGGCCTAACTGGAGGCATTCACGTATAGCTTCTTTATCAAAGTAAGGCATCTTACCTAGACCACGAAGCTGAGTACGATTCATTCTGTGGCGATGGAATACATATTCTGCTTCATCAATATTTGTTGCGTTGGGGTCTGGGAAAAAGTCCCAGATACTAACAAACTCCAAGCGAGGCACCCTAACATCAACAGGAGAGTAAATTCTATTACTACCCGTTCCTTGTGACCATCTGTGGAGGGTTTTGTTAAAGTTGAATGGGCCTTTGACGATTCCTGTGCCAAATAAAGCTGATTCAAATAATGCGTTCCTAATTTCACTAGCGCCGTTTGACTCCTCTATCTGATCGTGTATAATTTTTTCCATACGCCTTGCAGCTTTTTGTGCAGGGCTAATTTCAAGAACTTGTGGGTCTGGTGAAGGCCCCTCTTTAAGCATTCCTTTTTCTTCTGCAAGTTTATCAAGTTTAATATCTTCAAACTTACCAGTAGCGAAAGTAGCTCCGGGTTTCAAAACACGCCCATCACCTTCAAATCCTACATCATAAGGATTATCTACAGCCATATCTTGACCTTCATCTTCTGTAGGTACAGAAGTTTCAAGTCCCGGTTGGATGTGGGCGTGTTCTGAAGTTCCTTCGGGTACTTTAGTTTCACTAATACCAATAGGAAACTTATTAGCCCCGAATACAACATCTACTAACTGACCAAATGCAGCAAGCACTTTAGTTTTTGTAACTTTTACAAATACTCTAGACTTTTCAGACTCGCGGAACCTAATATTTTTACCATATAATCCACGGTAATTATGATAGGCTTCAAGCCATCGCTGCTCATCTAAGTCTCTTGCATTTTCAGCAGAGATAAATCTATCGTTGATTAAACCTGCAAGATTATTACGCAGGTTTTCCTCAAGAGTTAAATTTATCCCTTGCTCATTCTCTACGTCTTTAAAGTAAAGAGAGTTAGATGTTAAGTTAGTTTCAGCCATTGTTAGCTAGGGGTCACACCAAGATGTTGAAACTCAACAATAAACGTAACTGTAGTAGCTGCTGTTGCTAAATTACTTGCAAGAGGCTTTAAGCGAATGTGCAAAGTACGTGCAGCAGCGCTATATAAAGAACCTGCTAATGTCATAGCTTCTGACGTAGCTGGTCCACCACTCATGGTTGAAAAACCCTGTGCTGCGGCTGGTACACCATTAGCAATAATGTACAAAGGGGTGTTAGCTGTAATAGTAACAGCACTACCACCATCATCTGCAATAGCTTTTTCATCAATAATCTGTCCACCACCTGCTGCTGTTCCTAAGTCAAAATCAATATCGTCACCTGAAGAGCCAGCAGTAACCAAGTTACCATTAGCAATCATAATAAGATTTTTAATTGAAGTGTCAGCGGGTTGAGTAAAGCTAACATCATAAGTAGCGTTAGCTGTTACAGCAATAGTGCCTGTAGTAGCCGATGTTGCTGAAGTAATTAAATTATCAGCAAGCTCTCTCACATCTCCTGTACGGGCTGAGTTACGCCCTGTGTCTCTAATAGCAACAACTGGGTTTGACATATTTGTCTCCTTTAATATCCAAATTCCGAATCAACGGGTGTGTAAGCCTGTTCCATTCTCATGTGTCTAAACTGATTAAAAATGTCATTAACCTTTGGCCTTGACATAATCAGATAACGCAAAGCATCATAAGCGTGATCAGGTGCATTTGTATTCACATCTTCAGGATTAGATTTATCTAGTGGAATACTTTGGAGTTCACGTATTAAGTTAGGACAGGTATTAAATATCTGTATTTTTGGCCTGCCACTTGGTTGCACTCGTAAGTATTCGTGTATTTGAATCTTACCCTGAATCCTGTTTTTATCTGCTCGACGCAGCTTATGCCCTGCACGTTGAAGTGTTTCTCCAACCGTAGGGCCTGTTGTTCCTGTTCTATTCCACGCCGCTGTATCTAAAACTCCCGGCACAGAAAAGGGATCTTGTAGCTCCATGTTTGTAATCATCTGAGCTAGGTCAACACCTGTAAGTCCTTTACGATATAGCTCTCTATATATAATTAGTGTACCGTCACTGGGATCAACACAACCCCAAACACAAGCACTTTCAGAAGCGTAACCATAGTCAATACCTTTTAATCTTTCCCAGCCTATAGGTATTTCAAAAGGTGTTATAACGTGTGCCATTACATCAAACTCTGTAAAGGCAGCACCTTCTGTAATATCCCAGTTACCTTCTAGAAGTTGTCTTCTTTGTACTTCTGGCAAAGCTTTAAGCATTTGCTCATACCTACCATCTGTAGACAGGTATGGATTATCTTCTAGTCTGGCTGGTATAAAACGTCGTGTTAAACCATCGTGGCCTGTAAAACTTTCATTAGGCTCTGATGGGTTTACATAACGCTTCTTTACCCATGTTGCACCAGCACCACCGGGGTTAGCTGTACAACGCATATAAGGCGTAATATCAGGATCTGTAGTACGCAATCGTGATGCTAGATAGTTCCAAGAAAACTCTGTTGATAGGTGAGTGATCTCATCAAAACCAATCCAACTATAGGCTTGGCCTTGATACCTGTATACATCTGCATCCCGCTCCAAGAATCCAAACTCTAGTTTAGAGCCACTAGGAAATGTCCAGATCTTTTCAACTTCTCTGAACTTGCATCCCGGAAAAGCCTTTGGATATAACTCCCTAGACTTGTCTATAAGTTCCCTCAGTTCAGGCATTGAGCGTCTTAGTATTAACGCCCTGTGAGCAGCCCTATGAGCGAACCTGAGGGGATCTACGAGCATAGCATAGGACTTACCACCCCCTGCTGCACCACCATACAATACGTCCGTTTCTGGGGCTGCTAAGAAGTCTGTCTGCGGCCCTTCATTCGGTCTAAAGATAACATTTTCTAATGCTTCTTCTTTTACTTTTTTAGGAAGATCCTCAATAGTATCTTCTGTTAGGATCTTACCTTCTGATGGTCTTTCTTTATTTTCTATTTTAGCTAGTGTAGACTTAGAAGTTTTTAAAGCAGTTTTTTGATTTTTTATTTTTGCTTCTGCTTTTGCAATAAGTTTTTCTTTTACCCTTACTGCTTTTTTAGCAGCCATTTTATTTTGAGTAACTTTACTATAATTATAACCTCTAGACTTAGATCCTTTTACTCTACCACCTTTCTTTCTAGGTGTACCGTCTACCTTTAAAATAAAATTACCATCAGTATCTTTTTGATAACTGTCTGGGTTTATTTCCCAATCATCCATTATTAACTATCTTTTTTAATCCAGTATGGCTTAAAGATCGCCCAGTAGAATGTTCTATCCACATAGCCCCTTCTCGTAGGCTTAAAGTTTTATCTTTAATTAGAGGTTTTATTTTTTCTAGAGCCTCTATTTGTTCTGGAACCTCTTCTAAAAACTTAGGATCTTCAGAGAGTATGTAGCCAAAAGGAATTGTAGAACTAGATCTACGCTTTAACATCTATTACTACTTCTTCTTTTGCAGGTAGTAAGAAAATACCTCCTTCTACTTTATGACTTACATCAAGTTTATCTGCTTTACCTAAACCTATTCTGTCTAAAATAGTTTGTGCCGCCTGTAACTTTATATTAGCCTGTGGCGTAGGTACATCAGAGTCCATAACTTGCACAAGCTTCATAGCAGCTTTAGGTGCAGACTGAGCCAAAATATTAGATGCCATGTCGATAATTTCATTTTTTAAGGCTTTCGTTACCTGCCAATGAGTATTAGGAGCATAGCCAGCTAATTCGGCTGCTAGTTTAGGATCACCTCCTGTATCAACTAAGTTATCTAAAAAGGACTGTTGTTTTGTTGTCAATTCTTTTTTCATGTTCTTATTATATAGGTAGTTTACAGATTTGTCAAGTTTTTTCTTGACAAATCGTAAAATAATCTTTATAATATACATAGACCCACCGGGGCTATATCTATATATACATCCCCTTTAAAGCTCTTCAAAGACCCGCCCAAACTAGTGAACACAACTTTTGGCTCATATGGGGGTACGGTAGGACTTTGAAGACCCGCCCAAACTAGTTGACACTCATTTCTTCTTAAAATGTATATGAATTAGTATATATAGTGGGTGGGGGCTATGGCCACCTGCCCCGCCCTCTGAAGATCTCAGAAGAACTTTACAATACTATCTTACCTTCCCGTGTAAACTTAAAAGTCTCCGAAGACTTTTAAGTTCGGCCTCCCAAAACTCTAAAGTCTAAGAAGACTTTAGAGGTTTGCCCTCCAGAAAACTTTGAAGACTTCTAGTTTACAAAGTAAACTAAAGTCTTTTTAGTCTTTGAAGTTTACTTTAAACTTCAAAGTTCTTTTTAGTTTTCAAGGCTTTGAAAACTAATTAGCTGCCAAGCCTCAACAGCC